AGAAAGGGCAGTGGTTCCTGATGCAAATAGAAGGTCACCTACGGTGTAGGAACTGTTTCCTGTTCCACCGTTGTTTGCAGCAAGAGATCCAGATACGTTGGTTGCAAGGTTTACAAAGGTGGAGCTTGAGGTTCCAGTACCACCGTTTGCAATAGGGAGAACACCATCTACGTGAGTAGTCAGTCCAATCTTACCCCACTGGGGATTCGCTCCTACACCACCAGAGATAATGGCACTACCAGTAGCAACATCAGCAAGAACACCAATGGTGCTTGCTCCAGTTGCCAAAAGGATGTCACCTGTGGAGTAACTGCTAAGACCAGTACCACCATTGCCCACAGGGAGGACATTCGATACGGTGGTGGTGAGGTTGATTTTACCCCATGAAGGTGCAGTGCTTGTGCCGTTGCTTATAAGAGCGTTACCACTTGCAGGGGCTGTTAGTTGTGCAAGGGTGGTTGAGCCAGAGGCATAAACCAGGTCACCCACCGTGTAACTGGCAAGACCCGTACCACCATTCGCTGCCGGTAGGGTTCCAGAGACATGAGTCGTTAGACCAATCTTGCCCCAGGAAGGAGCCACACCAACACCACCAGAGATAAGGGAGTTGCCTGTGGCAACATCAGCCAGCTTTGCAAGAGTGGTTGATCCTGATGCGTAAACAAGATCACCAATCGTGCAGCTAGTGATACCTGTTCCACCATTGGCAATAGGCAAGGTACCAGAGACATTAGAGGTCAAGCTGCAATAGTCTGTAGCAGTGGACCCTGTGCCACCATTAGCAATCGGGAGGGTTCCTGATACGTGAGTGGTAAGTCCAACTTTGCCCCACGAGGGTGCAGTTCCAGTGCCACCAGAGATCAGGGTATTACCCGTAGCAACACCAGCCAGTTTGGAAAGAGCACTGGTGGTGGAAGCATAGAGAATGTCACCTACAGCGTAGCTGCTTTGTCCAGTACCACCATTAGCAGCCACAAGGGTTCCTGCCAAGGTAATCGTGCCACTGGTGGTCACAGGGCTACCTGAGACAGTGATGCCCGTGGTGCCACCTGAGACACCTACACTGGTAACCGTACCAACACCACCCGTAACGGCTTCAATGGTGATCGTGCCGCCACCGTTGATGATGTTAATACCAGAACCCGCAGTAAGCGTTCCCTTGGTCAGGGTGTTGCCCGTGGTGTTACCAATGAGGAGCTGACCATTGGTGTAGGAGGTCTGACCAGTGCCGCCACTAGCTACAGGAAGAGTTCCTGAGACATGTGTATCAAGACCTACTTTGCCCCAAGAGGGTGCTGCCCCTACCCCACCGGAGATAAGGGTATTTCCAGTGGCTACATCAGCCAACTTGGAGAGGGTAGTGGAGCCAGAGGCGTACAGGAGATCACCAATGGTGTAGCTGGCGTTACCAGTGCCACCGTTAGCTGCCGGAAGGGTTCCTGTGACATTAGCCGTCAGGCTGCAATAGGTGGTAGAAGTAGATCCGGTGCCTCCGTTGGCAATGGGGAGTGTCCCAGTGACATTGGTGGTAAGGCTGCAATAGGTGGTAGACGTGCTTCCGGTTCCACCATTGGTAATTGGAAGAGTTCCACTGACATGAGTAGCAAGACCTACTTTACCCCACGAAGGAGCAACACCAATGCCACCCGAGATAAGAGCACTTCCAGTGGCTACGTCAGCAAGAGCACTGATAGCCGTAGAACCTGATGCATACAGCAGGTCACCTACAGCATAGCTAGCAAGCCCGGTGCCGCCATTAGCAGCAGGAAGGGTTCCAGTGACGTTACTGGCGAGGCTGCAATAGGCAGTAGCCGTCGTACCCGTACCGCCATTAGCAATGGGCAACGTACCGGAGACGTGCGTAGTAAGACCAATTTTACCCCAAGAAGGTGCTACTCCTGCACCACCTGAGATGAGTGAATTGCCAGTGGCTGCTGCACCAAGAGCACTAAGGGCAGTAGAGCCAGAGGCGTAGAGAATGTCACCAATGGCATAACTGGCAACACCAGTGCCTCCATTGGCTGCTGGCAGGGTACCAGTTACGTTAGCCGTAAGGCTGCAATAGGTCGTTGAGGTGCTGCCGGTACCACCATTGGCGATAGGAAGGGTTCCAGTTACATTGGTAGTAAGACTACAGAAGGTAGTCGAGGTAGTCCCCGTGCCACCATTGGCGATTGGTAGGGTGCCTGAGACGTGTGTGGTGAGACCGATCTTACCCCAAGATGGGGCAGTGCCTACGCCTCCAGAGATGATAGAGTTTCCTGTAGCAACGCCTGCCAACTTGGACAGAGCAGTTGCTCCTGAAGCATAAAGAATATCGCCTATGGTGTAGCTAGCGAAACTAGTGCCACCATTGGCTACGGGAAGAGTGCCAGTAACATTAACTGCAAGGTTAACAAAAGTGGACGTGTCACCTGACTTATCCACCTTAGAGTTGACTGCTGTTTCAATGGCATTAAATTCAGTATCGAACTCAGCACCACGAACGATCTTCTGAGAGTCGCCGGAAGGAAGGGAGTCTTTGGCTGTGAAATTAGTAGCCTTGGTATAATTTGACATTAGTTGCTTACCTTAATGTAATAAGTGGCAAAACTTGCCAGCGTAGCCAAACAAAACCAGAGCGCTCTTTCAAAGAATGATACTTGCTTTGTATGTACAGCCACCTTAGAGATCAGCTCCCCAATGGACTGCTCTTGCTTTTCAACCCTATCTTCAATCTTTTGTATTCTTTCATTGGAAGCAAGAACCTTTTCTTCAACTCTGGCAATTGTCAGAATTGCTTCGGTTAGCTTATCTAGCTTGTTTTCAATCCTGGAGAGTCTGTCTTCAGGTGTCATTGGTACTGCCCTTAGTGATAAAAAGAAGGCAGGGGTACTTCTCTTGGTGTAGAGTTTCTCCCTGCCTACTTAGTTGGTTTTACTTACAGGTCGTTAACTGCAAGAACAAAACCTGCTTCAGGGCGATAGACTTGTACACCATAAAGCGTGTCAGCAGTGAACAGGGTGGACAGGTATTCCTGCTTGTACTGCGTCTGCGAACGGACAGCCATCTGCTCTGCAAGAACAATTGCTTCCTTGTGGAACAGAAGAGCACCACGGATATCTACACTGTTCGTTGCTGCCGTGTTAAGAGTTGCGGTTTCAATCACAGGGCAGTTGGACGATACATAGATATCAATACCATAAAGAGACCCAATTAGACCCGATTGTACCGTTCGGGCATCACGGAAGTCACTGGAGACATATCGCTCAGTACCCATGATTGCAGAACGGAGTGCCGGAGGAATAACAAATACACGATTGTCCATCGGTACGTTGTTGTCATCCAGCTTCTTAATCAGACCACGGAAAGCCGCATCGGAATACGGGTCAGCATCAATAACGGTATCTACAGCATATGCAGACAGACCATTCGTTGCATCGTTGTAGAACGTAGCCGTGTTAACCCAAGCAGTACCGTCAACTGCGGCAGGAGCAAGGTTAAGGGTTCCGTTGCCAAAGCCCGTAGCAACCATAAAGAGGTCCGTATCAACACGGAGGGCAAGTTGATAACCAGCATCTTCCGTGTAGAACCGACGAAGGCTCGACAGTGCTTGCACTTCAACGATATCCTCGATAAGACGCGAATACTCGAAGTGACGGTTGATGCTAACAGTCAGCTCAGACTCAAGGTTTGCTTGGATCGTTACTGCCGTAGCTTCTGCCTTTGCAAAAGCCGAGCCACGAACGGGCTTCGGAATGTGGATAAGATCGCCCTTCTTGCCCTTCATGGTCAGCTTCTTGACCAGAGGAGCCATCTTCAGATTCTTTTGATAAGATGCGATGATCTCATCAGACCAAATCTCTGGGATAAATTTATCCGCTGCTACTTTGTCAACTACAGCGGCTGCTGTAAAATATGCACCTGAAGTTTCACCAGCCATTTTTAAATAACCTCAATGATTGTTAAATAACCCTCCCTTCAGCATAAGCCCGCATGATTTCTGGTTGCAAAGCCTCGTAACGCGAAGGGTCGGAATTCATAAGTTTAATGATATCAGCCCTACGGAACTTCTTCTTAGCGCTTTGCTCGCCACTAGCCCGTGCACTTCCAGTGCTGGCGGATCGAAGAGCATCTTTACGTGCTGCTTTCTCCACCGTAGCTGTGTTCTGCACTACTTGCTGGCGATCTTTCCACAAGGTAAAAAGCTCATCTGCTGCATCGGCATCGTATTGTTTGTCTGCCATTACGAACAGTTGAGTTCTGATCTTGCTTGCTTGAATCCATTCAGCAAAGGAAGGATCTTTGAGAATCCCTTCCATGTCAGGATGTTTGTTCTTGACAAGAGTCAAAGAAGCTGCTCTACGAGCTTGCTCCGTGTACTCCTTTGCCTGCCGGATGCTAGGATGGTTTTCAATCTGTTGTTGAGTTGCCTTTACAGGGTCAACGAAGAAATCTACTTCTTCATCCTCTGGCTTCTGTTGTTGTCCCGTATTTCCTGTTTGGTTTTGGTTGAGTTGTGCCGCGATGTACTGATCGACAACCTTCCTAAGTTCACCTACTTCGGAACTATGGCGACCAAGAAGTTTTTCAGCTTCTTGATGCATTCGTACCAAATCTTTGATAGACTTGTTTCGGTACTTATCAGGAACATCATCATCTTGATCTTGAGTAAACTCTTGTGCTACAAAAGTGTCCTGTTGCGTAGGGTCTTGTAGTGTTTGTGAATCTACTTCTTGATCTTCAGTATCGTCAAGACGCTCAGTTGTGTCTTCATCAAGTAGGATTGCTCTACCCATTGAACTTACTTCTCCGTGGCGTTAACCATTGTGGATTTAATTTAAAAATGAAAGTTACCCCTTAGAGGCTTCCATTGTTTTTACGACCAGCCTTCTCGTGCTCCTTAATCCACTTAGATTCCGCTGTAGGAAAACTAAGTGGGTCAAGGATGCTACGAATAGGGCTGATAATTCTGTTGGAGTGAGAAGCACATCGTGGGCACGACACTAGTTCTTTTGGGTCTTCCACAAGTGCTTCAAAGATGTGATCCTCACTACATTGAAAATCATACATCCGTAGAGGAGGCATCCTGGAATCCTTGGTTAATGTATGCTTCGAGGTTGATGATCATTGCAAGAACAGTCAATTGACCTTTCTTGAAGAAAAGTTCCTCAGCATCCTTAACATTTTCTACGGAATTAATTACATTGGCATTCTGCTTAAACTCATCAACGAATTGTGCCCAACCAGGCGTGCGGAAGAGTTCAAAGTAATTGTTGTAGTACAGTTCAGTTTCTTTATTCACAATTTCTCCTTATAAGTGGATTGTGTATACTCAAATTATATCATAAATAAAAGAAATAATCAATCTTTACTTTTCTTCTTCTTTAGTTCCTCTATTTCCTTCTTCAGCTTCTCAAGATCCTCCCTAATCCCATTAAACATGGAATTAATTTGATCAACGATATTTTGCATTTCTCTAGGGGTTAACATAAGTCCTCTTAATACCCATACCACTTGTTGCTGTTTTGGTAGAAGGTTATTGCTGACAGTGAAGTGATGTTTGCACTGGCTGCATAGTTAATTGGCTTTCTCTGCAAAAGGCTAGGTGTGCTGATTACAGAGACACTTTGGAGATCATTAGCCAGAAGGGCGGAAGTCCCTAAAGAGACTACTGTAGGCGTAGAGACCGTAGAAACACTTTGTAGATTGTCTGCTAGAAGAGCGTTGCTTTGGCTAATGCTTGGTGTAGATAATGAAGAAACACTTTGTAGATTATCTGCAAGCAGAACATGGACTTGCCCTACAGTAGGTGTAGATAATGAAGAAGTGCTTTGTAGATCATCAGCCAAAAGCACATGAGTCTGACCCAAGGTGGGTGTAGAGACACTGGAGGTGCTCTGGAGGTTGTCTGCAAGAAGATTATCAACATTAGAAAAAGCAGCTAAGCTCGGTGTGGATACCGAGGAAGTGCTCTGGAGGTTATCTGCTAAAAGACCATGAACCTGCCCCAAAGAAGGCGTAGAGAGCTGTGAAAGACTCTGTAGGTCATTAGCAGTTAAGGCATCAGTACCTCCCGCAGCAACAGTTAACGCTGGCTGGCGTATGCGTAGCATCGTTATATACCAAACCTAGCACGAGTTGCTGTAAAGTTCTGAGTGATTTCTTCTGGAGACAACGCCCTACTGTACACCGCAGCTATTGCAATATTTCCTTTGAAGTAACGGCTAGCAGTTCCGACTGTGTGTCCAATACGAAAACCATTCAAAAGAACAGGAGAATGTGTTGTTGTATTTGTGGCGGTTGTTGTTCCAGACTCTTGGCACAATGTAAAAACAGCCCTGTCTGGGTATACAGAAAGAGCAGCCATAGACCAAGCCAATGAAGGAGTTGTTAATCCACTATTATAGTTAAAAGTTGCTGATGCTGCGTTCCAGTGATATGCCAAATTGTTTGTTGTACCGAAAAAATTTAAGCCAGCAAGAGATCCTGAATAAAAGATTAGCCCTGCTGTGCCTAGTTGTGCTCCATTACGATAAAGCCAAATTAAAAATGTAGCCTCAGTAGCCCTCCACTGTGAATTAGGAACACTGACGTAATCCGTTGTTCCACTACCGTCAAAGATTAAACTACCGCCACCGGACAGTGAAAAAGTAGGGGAATCGTTAAAAGACCCTTCGTTTATGTTATAACCACTTATGTCATAAACTTTTGTGCCACTTGTTGGGTAGCAAGCGGCATTTCCAACGTCCATAAGATAAACTAAATTATCCGCTATGAACCCAGGAGACACAATTTGTGTGCCATCGGCTAATCCAAAGTTTCGCTCTTGGATACGCCCTTCATCGTACATGTTGACGCCACGGGGCATCAGCTTACGTCCTCATTGAAAGGCGTAACATAGATTTCATTGCTTGAAGAAGCCAAAGTTACACCAGAGTTGTTAACAAGAGAGAACCTAAGAGAATACGGATAAATACGAACCATAGGCAGAATAACAACTTTTGCACTAGCTCCGCTTGCCAACACTGCCGTGTAATAGTCTCCTGCTGCTTTATCCGCAGTATCTGTTCCATCGGATACCGTGACACGCAAGGTAATTGAACCGCCAGTGGAAGGCGTTATAGAGCCGAGTTTTATGGTAACAGTACCGTACAGATTTCTGTTCGTTGAGTTATCATAAGTAACCACAGCACTCTCTGAACCGTTCGCCAAAGAGTTTAACGTGGTTCCTGCAAAGTTGCTTGAACGAGATCCTGGAGTAGCCCACTTTGCAACTGCCATTATGGCTTACCTCCCCGTGCGATACCCACAGATCGAGCATCAACAAAAGTATTATTAAATTCAGCCCAAGAAGGATATCTTTCAGTTTTAGAAAGAGCAAAAAGAGTGTCCCTTTGCGCTGAAGTCAAAGCCCCTGCGACTACAAGGGCATCAATTTGTGCCCGAGTAGAAGCAAGTCCAATGTCCAGTTTTCCTGTTTCAACTACTTGAAGACCCCAACGCATCACAGGGTCAGTAGATGCTTTGATAGTGTCAAGTAAAGCCGCTCCTTCCGTTGGTCCTAGAGCAGCCATAATCGAACCGGGACCAACATACGTGGTCTGCCAATCTACAATTACAGGCAAAGAAGTATCCGGTGCATTGAGGACAGTTGCTGCCTGCCAATCAGGGATACCCTGCATATCAGGTTCAGCAAGACGTTCTGCTAGTGTTTGACTCATGTTTTATTACACCGAAGTCGCGTCACGAATCGTGATGTCAATAGCGTCCAGAGTAAAGGTATTGCCATTAGTCACACTTTGGCTGCTGGTGAGAGATCCAGTAGCAATCAAGGTGTTTGAAGCATTGGTCAAAGCCCAATGGGAAGCAGTGCCCGTGGCAGTTACACTTCCCGTGGTAATCGCAGGTACAACCACCTTACGACCATCGGTATTGCCGTTGGTTGGGGAACCTACGGTCATGGAAGTTTTGTTTCCAAGGGTGTAGGTGCTGGTAGCCTGCGTATAGGTAGTCGGTTCCTGACTACAAATGTCAATACGAGTACCGTTGCTGGTAATGTAAGAGAGACCAGAGTCGTATACGTTATCAATAAGAAAAGCCATATTTATTCTTCCGCTGATTGAACAGTGATTGTATAACTTTGCATTTCGTTATTAATCACAATGAGTTTAGTTGGATCTATTGCTGTTGAAGGAAGGTACACCGTAGCATCACTTCCTGTATTCACACCAAAGACATTATGTCCATTAATCAAATCTGTATCAACAATATAATACGGAGTCGTCGTTACTGCAACAAAAGAAACAGGGTTACTTGATGTTCTGGAACTTGAGAAAAGATAGTTTGTCTTCTCTGTGCCACCCAAGGCATCCAAGGGCAGCTCAATGCTGTGCTCTTCTCCGTTGGTAAGTACAAAGACTATCTGCCCATCGGCGGCTTCATAGACACTCTCTACACCTACACCGTCTTGACCATCACTCCCGTCTTTGCCTGGTGCTCCGTCAAGGCCATCCTTTCCAGGAACTCCCTGTGGTCCTTGCTTGCCCTGCGGACCAGGATCTCCACGCTCTCCCCGTTCGCCCTTGTCCCCCTTTGGACCTGGAGCCTTTGATATGGTTTGTAGTTTTTCATTTACTCTGTTATACAGGAACGATAACTTAAGGTCTGTTAACGTGCTCATGCAATGTTACTCTTGTGAGAGTTGCTGCATTAGCATGTCTTCAGTTTCTTTTTCCTTTGAAGCAGCCATTCGTTGGTTCTCAACGGACTTCTCTTTGATCTCAAGATCCTTTTCCTTAAGACGAAGATCCGCAATCTGCAAACGACGGTTAAATTCCTTGTCCTCAGCCTCACCCTGCTTAAGGTTCTTGGTAGCCACATCAATCTTCTTAAGTTCAAGCTCCGCAGGGATTGCCTGAGCCTCCACAGTGAGCTTACCAGCCCGTGCAGAGGACTCCTGAGCCTGCGTTTGCAGAACTTGAGTCTGTGCTTGTTGAAACTGAAGCTGTGCTTGTTGCATTTGCTGCTGCATCTGCTGTTGCTGCGGGTTAGGCTGTGCAGCTTGCTCAATGGCAGCCAAAAGCTCCTCTCGATTGGACAGATTCATGTTGTCCACGACGGAACGAACAAGAATTGGGTAGATAGGGGAGTCCGGAGGCATGGTTTGGAGCAACTGAGTCAACTGAGTGACTTCGTACTCTCGTGCAATGATGCCAAGGGAGCTAGAAGCTACAAACTTGTAGTCACTAACGGGGTAGGACTCAGGATCAAACTGCATGTAACGCCAAGCAGCCTTCTCTACAAATGGGATAAGGAAGGATTGTTGAAAATTAATGAGAGTACGTTTGTGACGCTTAATGATAGCACCCAAAGACATACTAATACCAGCAGCAGTTGCTTCACCATTAACTTGTCCTGCGATCCCAGCCGAATCCACAGCTCCAGTAGCCTGTTGCACCATCTGCTGAAGAGCTTGCGACTGTGCAAACGTAATTTGGTTAACTTGTCCAAAATTGAAAGGACTAAGGATTTCACGAGGGTCTCCATTGGTGAGGATAATCTTACCAGGACGAATCTCAGGCTTTGCTCCACGGGGCAAACGAGTGGCGTCCATAGCCATCATAGGATGCACTGTGAGAGCGAGTGCGTCGATACGGGCACGTAGCTCCGTGTCCAGTGCCTTCTGGCTGTTGTAGCCCTTCTCACAGACCCCACGACCCCAGAAACGGCTGGGTACGATGTCCCAAGGGAAAGCAATGACGGGGCGATCCTGCATCATGTAGGGATTGGGCTCTGCCTTGAGCAAAACACCTTCATTGGCAATGACTACGATTGCCTCAATGTACATGGAGTCGGAGTCCTCTCCTGCATCCTCGGAGAGTTTGATAATTTCAGCATTGTCCTCTACGGACTCAAGCAACTTACGGGGAACAAGACCATAGTATTTGGTCAAACGGATCTTATCGTCGTTGTAAACAGTCAGATCTTGGTCGGGTTCAAGGTCAGTGTCCGAGGGAGCATCGGCAATGTACACATCGGAGTACACACCCTTCTCCTGAAGCAGCTCTACTTGATGACGAGAGACAAATTCATCAATGGCACACCCCATAGCCTCTTCAATGCTGGTGGCTACAGGG